ATCATTAAAAATACTTTTTAAATGACTAGCCCCTTGTAAAGTTTTTTGAATAAACGGTATTGTTTCGTTTTCGTTATCGATTGCTAAATATAGATTTGTCATATTTATTTCCTTTTGTAGTTTAAGTTAATCAAGCCTTCAATTAAACGCCTTTAATCGTTTTATAAATTCACAATGTTTTAATTTACATTGTTTTCGGTTTATCTTTATTTCAAGTATAACCTAGCCACGAAACCAGACTAAAAAGCCTACGTTATTTAATCAATGAGTTTTTTAAAATCTATTAATTGTAAAATCTCGTTATTATTAAAAGTCATAATATTCAAAACTGATTTTATTTTTAATATATTCCTCACGGCATATTCTTTTTACATGAAATAAATTAAAAAAACAAACTATTATAATAAATAGTTAAAAAAGCCTTATTTTACGCCAATTCCAGGACAACCAATAAAAAGCCTTTAAAATGCTTATTTTATAAAAAAATGAAAAAATAGGCTAATTTGACTAAATTAACCAAAATTAAAAGCCCATAGAAGGACGTAGAGCGCCCTTGAATTGTTTTTAGGTACTATGACACCCCCCTATTTTTTCGAATAATTAAGAATATAAATAAAACTAAAAGAATAAATAAAAGTAATAATAAAAGAATATTTAAAAGTAATTATTAAAAATAAATAAAAAGAATAATTAAAAGAATAAATAAATTAAATTTAAATAAATAATAAAAGAATAATTAAAAGTAATAATAAAAGTTAATCATTAAGTTTAAATAAATAATTAAATGTTAATCTTTAAGTTTAAATAAAAAGAAAAAAAATAGACCCCATTAGAAGAGTAAACGCAAAATAAAACTAAAAGAACATTAAAGAACATTAAGCAACGGTTAGAACAACCGATAAAAAAGCCTTAAAACCCTATATAAAAAGCCGACCTGGAAAAGGAACAAAACAAGAACAAAAGGAGAACATGGGGGAACTTTGCCACCCCTAGTATAGTGATACCCTCTCAGATTTTTTTACCAAAATCTTACGGATTAGCCTAAAGATTAGCAATGGTATATATCCTAATAGTATTATTTCTGGTAATGTCATGTACTTCCTTTCATAATGGTTAGTGGGTGGGAAGGTTTCATATTTAACCTACTTAAAGACACTTTATGGTAACATTAAGGTTACATATAGGTGACTTTCTACCCCTTAGTTCTAATAAGGGTACTAATTAAACCACCTTGAGTTATTTGGCTTTCTACCTACTGCATTTTCCATAAATCTGTCTAAATCTTGTCTTAACAAGTCATTTTTATGCTCATTAAACGATAACTCTTGGTCTCTGTCCATTCTCTCTACCCAGTAATTAACTGCAATAGATAAAGCGTCCAATTGGTCATCATGTCTAATAGACCCTTTGTCTTTAGTAATACGAGTCATTTGTTTAAACAATTGGTGGTCAAGGTCTAACTTAAAGTCATCCTTAATCAACTCTTGGCTAACAACTAGTCTATGTTGGTTCATAACAGGCTCTAGAGTGTCTATAATACGTAATTCTTTCTGTTTTGAGTGTCTTACCTCCTCGATTGAACAAGGGTGTATACGAGCCATTATGGGCTTTAGAAGGGCTGTTGCCATTCCATCACCAAAGTTAGACTCAATTACTACATAGTTAACCTTTTGGTGTTTAGCTATTGTACTAAGCTCTTCAAGCGTACTGTCACTATAACCACCTATAAGTCCACCACAAGCTGTTACGTATAAAATACCGTGAAGCATTTTAACTACAGCAAAGCCTGTTCTGTCAGCGCCACGTCCTGCAGGGTCAATTGCCATAACTGAACCTTCAAATGGTGCGTATTCTTCGGACATATACATAGGTGCAACGTAATAGTCACCTTTAAGTCCGACATTAGGCAGCTCACTGTCTATATTCTTAATTTGGTCTGTAGAAGAAGCCCATTGTATCTTTGCAGGGGCTTCCTTCCATGTAGATAAACCAGATACGACAATTAAATCGTTTAGTTTAAGTGGATATTTCTCTAAATCACTTAAAGTTGTATCTAACATAAACTGTAATGCAAAACCACTACGACCATAAGAAGCTTGACGTTCCATTAAGTCTACTTCATCAAATCTTTGTGGGTCTGTAGGTTTACCTTCTAACTTTTTATCTTTCTTTAACGTTTCAGTTATTGTTGGTGCTAGTTTGCTACCTAAATTAATTTGCTGCGTTGGTGTAGGATATAAAGCCGTCCATACTCTTGTCTGAAATCCTCTTTCTTCCAAGTCATTATACAAACTCATTTCTGTTTGAGGTGTACCTAGGAATACAATACGTCCTACTTCAGGTTTGATGATAGCGTCAAATTCTTTTACGGTCTCACCTAGCCTGTCCCTCATTAATTGTGTTTGAGAGTTATTAGCTGACTCCACGTCATCTGCGATAATTAAATCGGCACGTGAACCAGTCAATTGCGATGTAACACCTAAAGATTTAACTGAAGGTGCGTGTGACGCTCTAGCCGGTGCAACATCAAAAGAAACTTTAGAATGACGTTGGTCATCCCTAGGTTTTAAGTGATGTAACAAAGGCATTTCACTTATAAGTCTTTGTGTAAATGTACTAAAGTCATCTGCTCTGTTTTTACTAGCAGATACAACTAGAATATTTCTTTGAGGGTTAAGTAAAAGTTGATGACATACAAAAGCTGATGTAATCCAAGATTTACCTACTCCTCTAAAAGCTTCTATTACTATACGTTTAGAACCATTTTGCAGATAATCTGCTATATCGTATTGTATAGGTGTTGGGTTGGGAAGATTTAAGTGTTGCCAAGCAAGATATAAAAAATTTTTAAAGTTTTTTACATTTGGCTCTATTTCTGGTGTTTTTTTATTCATAATTAAACCAATTATAACAAGCGTAGACGGATAGACCTAAATACATACACTCCATAAGAGTTCTGGGTTTGTCCTGGTCCTTAAAAGATATCATAATCCATATAGTGCAAGATATTGCGCCTATAAACCATCCAAACCATTGTAATCGTAATATTGTACTAGATAATATTCCTACTGACATTGCAGCTAGAATAAATCCTATCCATCTAATGTTAGTTTTCGTCAAATGGTAAATCGTCTGTGATACTATTCTTAGGTTGTTCATCTACTTCTACTCCATAAGTTTTGCAAGTATCTAAACAAACCTTTAATTCACTAGCTGTTAACTTTTCTCCACTTGTTAACATCTCGTATGCTTTGTCTACTAAAAGTTTTGGTAAAATTTTAGTTTTCGCTTCAAACGAATTTGGTTTGTCAGACATTAGATTGCTAGTAATATTGCTGACCAAATAACAAAAGCTATAACTTTCTTTTTGTTATCTTTAGCCCAAGTTACAAAATGGTTTTTCCATTGTGTAAAAGTTTCTCCGTATATTATCATTTGTTCTCCTTATTCTAAAATTAGTTTCTTGATTGATTTGCTGCCGTCAATATTTGACTCAAGTTCAGCCATTGACTTTATGCACTGGTACTGAATATTATTTCCTGTATTACTACGCATAGCAATTCTTTTTCCTTTTAAACATTCTGACATTGACGTTTGTATTCTAGCTTCATTAATCTCTCCGTTTACTATCATAAGTAAAGCTATTACCAACTCTGTCATTAATGTCCTCCGTTACCGTTTCTTCTTACTTTATCTTTTAATTCTTCTATATCAGCTAGTGCTTTATCTAACTGTTCTCTTAAAAATTCTATGTTTACTTTATTAGTCATGTTCATTTCTTGAGTTTCTTCCATTTTTTCTACAGACTTATATAAATCCTCGATTAAAAAATGTTGTTCCTGGTCCGTAGGAACTTGCTCAGATTTTTTTAACAAATCGTTTTCAAATAGTTCTCTTGAAGTTTCTAAACTTGTTAATCTTGCTGTAACTTCTGTATATCCAAATACACCCATTGCTACTGCTATAACAATCCCAATCATATTTTTAATTGGCATAGCAACTGCTGTATTTTCTGAAATTTTCATTATTTCCTTTTCATTAAGTCAACACCTTTAAGACCATAAATTGAGCCAACTACTCCTATAAATAATCCCTGATACCAAAAAGGCATATTAGAAAAATACTCAAAGAAAATATCTAGTTTAGCACGTATGTTAGGGTCGTCAGAGAAAACAGAGTAAGCCAATAGAATAATAGGAATGGATATAAGAACCAAGACGAATTCATCTTTCCAACCATTATCATTACTAGCGATAACAGCTTTCTTATATTCGACCTCACCTTTGACCATCCTTTCTACATGGTTTCTCTCTGCGACTGCTTCGAGTTGCTTTGTTTCTTTTT